GCAACTGCTGGTAGTGTAAGAATCATAGCTCTACAAGATGTAGACTTTGGAGTAAAACAGCCTGGTGCATTCTGTTTCGGTACATAATCACATGAAGGTTAAATTGCTAAGAGCAACAATGATAGCTGGAGTCCCAACAGACTCCGGCTCTATTGTTGATGTTGATAAGCAAGCTGGTGAATATTTGGTTGCTATTGAAAAAGCTGAAGTTTATGTGGAAGCTTGTGTAGCACCAACACCCAGTACAGAACCAGTTGTTGAGCAAGAGTCTACCTCTGAAGACAAAGTTGATTTTTCTCAAATGACGAAAGCACAACTTGAAGTTTACGGAAGGCAGTTAGGACTTGAACTTGATAAGCGACATAACAAAGCTGATCTAATTGTGGAATTAGAGGAAGCAATCTCAATTAAGGAGGAATCTTAAAATGTCTGTTATTCAACAGAACTTAGAAAAGGTGACTGTTGTTGCTGGTGTTGCGACTGCTGCTGTAACAAGCACAGCTACATCAAGTGCAATTGATCTTCTTGAATATGATGGCGATGTATTACTAATTCTGGATAGTGCTGCTGGTGGCGGTTCTTCTCCAACATTAGATATAAAGCTTACTGAATGTGCTACTACAGGTGGTACATACACAGATTTATCTGGTGCTACTTTTACACAAGTAGTTGACGCTGCTTCAATGCAAACACTTACAATCAATAAAGATTCAAGTAAGCGTTTTGTTAAGATTGTTCAGACAATCGGTGGATCATCACCAACATTTACTTTTAGTATCAATCTAATTGGTCTTAAAAAGTACGGCTAAATATATAGCCCTCTAATGAGGGCTTTTTCTTATGGCATTTACTGAAGATTTAAATACATATTTTGCTGATTTCTCTGATGATGTCGTATATCTAGGTGCTATTTATAAAGGGATATTAGAACAACCAGACGAATTAATTGCTGATGGGGTAGTGCTTACTACTGATTATGAGTTAACAGCTAAAAATAGTGAATTAGGATCTTTAGCTTTCGATACAGAAATTGAAATAAGCGATACGACATATAAAGTTAGAAATGTAAGAAAAATAGATGATGGTACATTATGTAAAATTGCATTAACTAAGAAATAATATGGCAACAAAAAGAGAAAGAATATTAGCAGCAATAAAAACAAATCTTGCTGATACCGTTGGAGTCGGAACTAGGATTTACAGATCTAGAGTTGAGGCTTTAACAAGGTCGGAAACTCCAGCAATTATTCTTGAGCCTATAAGTGATACCCCTGCAGAAACACAAAACTTTAACGATAGAATCAATTGGGATTTTAGGATACGAATATCTGTAGTAGTTAGAGGTGCAACACCTGATCAAGTTGCAGATCCAACAATTGAAAGTTTACATACTAAAGTTTTAACTGATCCAACAGTTGGAGGATTAGCATTAGACATAAGACCATCAACAACAAATTTTGAAATTTTAGAAGCTGATCAACCAGCAGGGGTTATTTCGTGTGAATTTGATATTGAATATCGAACTTCATATAACAGTTTAACTACATAATATTTATGTAACATGAACCCTAATACCCCTGACCGATTATTATGAGTAATGAAACCCAAGGCAAAGGTGGAACTTTTCTTCTTGACCCAGAAACAGGAGAAGTTACCCTCATGCAACAAACTATTGATCCTGATACACCAACTGAGGTAAAAACTGATGGCACTACTGACAAGAAAAAGAGTAATTCTAATAGAAGCAGAAAGTAGCTACGGAACTGACCCTACTCCATCCGCTACAGATGCTGTTCTTGTAAGAGATCTCACAATAACACCGCAATCTAGTGATGTTGTTAGCAGAGAACTCATAAGACCATACTTAGGAGCATCAGAACAGCTACTTGCTAATACAAGGGTTGAATGTACTTTTGCCGTTGAATTAACAGGAAGTGGCTCGGCTGGAACAGCGCCCCGGTACGGAAGTGCGCTTAAGGCGTGTGGAATGTCTGAAGTCGTTGTGTCGTCTACACGAGTCACATACGCTCCAGTATCAACATCTTTTTCTAGCGTTACTATTCATTACAACATTGACGGTGTAAGACATATTGTAACCGGGGCAAGAGGAAGTGTTGAATTGTCAGCAGAGGTAGGTCAAATTCCAGTACTGAATTTTTCAATGCAGGGGATATACAATGCACCGACTGATACAGCTTTACCTTCTGTTACTTATGGCGCACAAGAAGAGCCTTTAATATTTAAAAATGGAAATACAACTAGTTTTCAACTTCTATCATATTCTGGAGCTTTATCATCAGTTTCATTTGATTTAGGTAATGAGTTAGTTTATCAAGAGCTTGTTGGAGGAACAAAACAAGTACTTTTAGTAGATAGGCAAGCTAGTGGGTCTGTAACTATTGAGCAACCAACAATTGCACAGAAAGATTTCTTTGCTGCTTCGTTATTAGATACTACATTAGGTAATTTACAATTTACTCATGGAACTACTGCTGGAAATATTATTCAGTTTACTTCTAGTAAAGTTGATATAGGAGATGTTAACTATGGCGATATTGATGGTATCTCTAGTTTAGAAATTCCATACACATTAGTACCAAGTACATCAGGTAACGATGAGTTCGCGCTTATCTACACTTAACGAATGTTGACTTAGCCGCTAGAGTGTAGAAGTATATTTATTTCTACACTTTATGGCTTTTGTAAGAAAAAAGAACAAGACATTTAAATGGCCTGTCGTTGTTCGTGAACCAAGCGAGAATGATGCTGGTGTTTTTGAAGAAAATGAATTTATTGCTGTTTTTAAAAGATTAAAAGTAAGTGAGTACACAAAAGCTTCAGAATCAAAAACAGAATTTGAAATGCTTAAGATGATGCTTGTTGGTTGGGAAGAAATGAAAGAAGAAGATGGTCAAGAGATGCCATTTAACCACCAAAACCTTAAAGATATGATGGAAGATGCTTTTTGGTTAAAAGCAGTTTCTAGTTCGTATACGGCATCTTTAATTGATGAAAAAGTAAAAAACTAAAAGAGGCAGTTCTTTATTGGTTAGGATCTGAGAAGGAAGTTATTGATCAAACTGAGGAAGATGCAAAAGCATTTGGTTTAGAACTGCCGAAAAAGAAGAAAAAAGAAGAAAAAGATTTTGAAGTTTTAGAAGATAATTGGGATGCATTAATGATGTTTTGTAATATGCAGACACAATGGACTACTTCTTTTGGTGGTTATGTAGGATTAAAATATGAAGTACTTCTTATGCAAGGTGGTATGTTTGACCTTTACAATATTACAGAAAGGTTTAAAATCTTAGAAGAGATTCAAATCATGGAAGCTACTGCCTTGAAAGAACTAAATAAGGAAAATAAATAATATGGCAGATACAGTAACAGTTATTGGTATACAATTTGAAACTTTCAAAGATGCTAAAGTTAGGAAAGCATTTAAACAGTTAGGAAGAGAAGTTGGTGCTTTAAAAAAGAATTTTGGCAGTTTAAGCAGTAAACAATTACGACAAGTAAAAACACAATTATTAGCTGTCAACAAAGCAACTGGAAATAGTATTAACAGTATGCAACAGCAAAAGATTGCTTTGCAGGGTTTGCGTAACATGGCCGATGTTACTGGTAATGAGTTTAAACAATTAACTGCTGATATTTCACGCTTAGATCAAAAGATGAAGCAAGCATCTGGAGGTGGTGGCGCTGGTGGATTAAAAGGTAGATTAAAAGGTTTAGCAAAAGGTGCTGGTGCTATAGCTGCTGGTGGTATTTTTGGAGGCCCAGAAGGTGCTGTTGGTGGTGCTATAGGTCTTAAAGTTGGCGGCCCTGCTGGTGCTGCTGTTGGTGCAGCAATTGGCGCACAAGTTGGAATGGTTAGACAACAAGTATCACAATTAGCTGAGTATTCTGCGGCTTTAGGGTTACAAAGAAAAGCTTTAAAACTAGTTATTAATGACACAGGTAAATACAATAAAGCACAAAAATTCTTACTTACAACATCAAGAGAATTAGCAATACCACAGGATGTAATAACAAGACAATTTACCTCACTAACTGCTTCAGTTGTTGGTGCTGGACAATCAGTTGCTGATGCTGAAGAAGTATTTGCTGCTATCGCTGCTGGTATTAGAGGTACTGGTGGAAATCTAGAGGACATGAAAGCTGCTATGAGAGCGACTAGCCAGGTATTCTCAAAAGGAAAGGTATCAGCCGAAGAATTAAGGCAACAGCTTGGTGAAAGATTACCTGGCGCATTTACATTGTTTGCTGAGTCAATGGATAAAACTCCAGCAGAATTAGACAAAGCATTAGAGCAAGGTAAGGTTACACTTGACGATTTCATGGGGTTTGCAAAGAAATTATTTTCAACTTATGGAGAAAATGCAAAAATTCTTGCAAAAGGGCCAGAAGCTGCTGGCGATAGGCTAACCACAGCAATGTCAGAGCTAAAAGATAATATTGGTTCTATACTACTTCCTATAGGTGCTGGATTCCAGAAAACATTTTCTGCAATTGTTGAGGATATTAATAAAGCTGTTACTGCTTTTAAACAATTTATGGGAATTGGAAAAGAAAATCAACAAGCAAAATTAGAAGAAGCATTTAGAAAAGCAAACGATAAATATACACTTTCTTTAAGGAGAGGCAATCGTAAAGTATCAGATCGTGCTAAAAAACAAAGAGATAAGGCTTTGTTTGATTTAACTAATTTTTATAATGAAAACCCAAGCGATGACGGTACAGGATCAGGAGATGGAACAGGAGATGGAACTCCTAAAGATCCTGATGCACCTTTAAATGGTATCAAACAAGGCGCAGAGAAGTATTTTAGTACAATAAAAAGTTTTGCAGAAGAAACTGCTGGAGCAGTACAAAATGCATTCAAAGGAATGGAAGATGCTTTAGTTAAGTTTGTAATGACAGGTAAATTAAGTTTTGCTGATTTAACAAGATCTATATTGGCTGACATGGCAAGAATTGCTATTAGACAAGCAATGCTTAATTTAGGTAAAAGTATATTCCCATTCTTAAGAAATGCAGATGGTAATGCATTTGCTGCCAATGGTGTAGTTCCATATCGTAAAGGTGGTGTTGTTAATTCACCAACAATGTTTAAATATGGTGGGTCGAACCTTGGCATTATGGGAGAAGCAGGCCCGGAGGCGATCATGCCGCTGAAACGTGGTCGTGGTGGTAAGTTAGGAGTTATTTCTCAAGGTGGAGGAGGTGCTAATATAACTGTAAATGTTGATGCTTCTGGTAGCTCTGTAGAGGGTGATGAAAGTACTGGCCGTCAGCTAGGTGAGATGATGGCATCAGCAATACAATCACAATTGATTGAACAGAAAAGACCAGGAGGTATTCTTGCATAATGGCAAATTTTCCAAGCATTGAACCAAGTTTTCCTGTAAGAAAGTTATCAAGACCTAAAACAAGAACAGTTAAGTTTGGTGATTCTTATGAGCATAGACTTCTTTTTGGTTTAAATCAAAATCCAAAGATTTTTAATTTGACTTGGAAAAATATTTCAGAGACAGATTCAGACACTATTGAAACATTCTTAGATGCTCGTGCTGTAGATTCTGCAAGTTTTACTTATACACCTCCTAATGAACCAAGTGCCATGCAGTTTAAATGTACTGATTGGAGTAAACAAATGGAGTTTCCTAGTAGAGCAACTATCTCAGCAACTTTTACGCAAGTTTTTGAACCAGCAACCTAATGGCTACTACTTGGAGCGCTAGTACTGCTTTATCTATTGGCAATATTATTGCCCCTACATCAGCAAATACTGGATTATTTTTTAAAGTAACAGTAGCTGGAACAACTGGATCATCAGAGCCTCCTTGGGCAACTACTATTGGAGAAACTGTATACGATAATAATGTTAGATATGTTTCTTTTAGCGCTACTTTTAGTGACTTACAACCAATTAATCCAAGTGCAATAATTGAATTATTTACTTTACAACTTAACAGTACTTTGCATGGTGCATCAACTGTTTATAGATTTCATGGTGGAAGTAATATGAATGCAAATGGTCAAATTGTTTGGGCTGGTAATTCATATCTAAGATTTCCAATAGAAGTTAGTGGGTTTGCTTTTCAAAATGGGCAACTTCCACGACCAAAACTCGTCATTAGTAATGCTACTGGTTTAATTTCTGCAATACTTCTAACTGTCAACGAAACTACAAGTGGAAATGATTTAACAGGAGCTACAGTTACAAGAATTAGAACTTTAGCTAAATATATTGACGCTGCAAATTTTTCTGGAGGAAGTAATCCATATGGTACTCCTGATCCTACAGTAGAATTTCCTAAAGAAATATATTCTATAGATCGCAAAGCAACAGAGACTAGAGAAATTGTTGAATTTGAATTAGCCTCAGTATTAGATCTTGTAGGTATAACCTGTCCAAAACGGCAATGCACTAGGGCTGAGTTTCCTTCTATTGGTACTTTTGTAGGATGAATTGGAAAGATCGTGCATTGGTTCATGCTAAAGAACAAGATCCTAAAGAGTCTTGTGGTTTATTATTAAATATTAGAGGAAAAGAAAGATATTATCCTTGTCGTAATTTGTCAATGACGAATCATCAATGCTTTATTCTTGATCCAGAAGATTATGTAAAAGCAGATAATACTGGAGATATAACAGCTATAGTTCATAGTCATCCTGTAACACCTCCTATACCTAGCCAAGCAGATAAAATAAGTTGTGAGCAGAGTAATTTACCGTGGTATATAGTTAATCCTAAAACTGAGCAATGGGGTTTTTATAAGCCAATAGGATACAAACCTCCTGTTCTTGGTAGACCTTGGGTATGGGGAGTAACTGATTGTTGGAGTTTAGTTGTAGATTGGTATAAAGAAGAAAAAGGAGTTGAATTATTAGATTATCAAAGGCCAACTACTCCAGAAGAATTTTTAGAAGATCCAGTATTTGAAAAATACTTACCTAGTAGAGGATTTAGATTATTAGAACCAAATGAAAAATTAATAGATGGAGATGTTTTAGCAATGAGTATTTTTGGTAAAGGTTTAAATCATGTGGCAATTTTCTTAAATGGAGATGTTTTACATCATTTAACCGATAGACTGTCTTGTATAGAGCCTTATTCTGAATGGTTATTAAAATGTACAGGAGGTAGGTATCGTTATGCTTCGTAAAGTAAAATTATATGGACAATTAGCAGAATTTATCGGCCATAAAGAATTTGATGTTTTTGTTGATAATGTTGGACAAGCTGTTAGTTTTTTAATTCATAATTTTCCAGAATTAGAATTATATATGTCTCCAAAATATTATCAAGTTAAGGTTGGTAATTATAGTATTAGTGAAGAAGAAGTTTGTTATCCAGTAGGTAAAGAAGATATACATTTTGTACCTGTTATATCTGGTTCTGGAGGCGTTGGGAGGATTCTTGGTGGTGCTGCATTAATTGGTTTGGGGCTTGGGCCATTAGGTGCAAAATTTGCTTTTGGTACTGGTTTAACTGGTACTTTTATAGGTAAAGCTGCTGTTTTTGCTGGTGGTGCTTTAGTTTTAGGAGGAGTAAGTGAAATGTTATTCCCTATGCCAAGTGAACAGCAATTCGCATCAGAGGAAGATCCAAGACTATCTTTTAGTTTTTCTGGGGTGCAAAATACTAGTCGAGCCGGAACACCAGTTCCAATTGTATATGGAGAAATATTCACAGGCTCAGTCGTAATTTCAGCGGCAATCGACAACAACCAGATAGAAGGATGACTTATAACACTAAAATTATTAGAGGTGCTGGTGGCGGCGGTGGAGATAAAAGTCCTGATCCACCATATAGAGCGCCGGATAGCTTACATAGTAGAACTTTTGCAACAATACAAGATTTAATATCTGAAGGTGAAATAGAAGGTTTTGCTAGCGCATCAAAAGAAGCACTAACTAAAGGGACAACTGCATATGATAATGCATCGTTAAAAGATGTATTTCTTG